TCAGTTGTCGCGGAGCTGCTTGAACACCTGATTCACGCCGGTCGCGGCGAGGCCGGACACGATGCCGACGGCGACCGCCGTCAGATAGTCCGTGGCCGGGAAGTCTGGCACGATGTGCAGCGCCAGCACGCCGAGAGGCGCGCCGACGATGCCGCAGATCGCGGGGATCCACTTGTCGTCGATCGCGTCGGTGTTCTTGATGACGATGCCGACGAGGTAGGCGATCACGACGATCGCCACGCAGGTGGTCAGTCCGAAGATGTTCTCCATTTTTGTTCCTCCTTAAATAATTCCTGCCTGAGCCAGCGCCGCGGCGATGACGCCGCCGACGACCAGCCAGATCAGCTTTTCAACGATCGATTCCCAGCGCTTGCCGGGCTTTGCCTCCAGAATCTTCACGGAAGCCTTGATCTCATCGACGTGGCTCTCAACCTCGCCGAGACGCTGCGCCATGACCGCCGTGGAGGTTGCGAGAGAACGGATCTCGTCCTGCACCTCCTCGAGCTTCTCAATGCGCCGGGTGTTGCTGCGCGCCCGCTGGTCCACTTCCGCGAGCTTGACCGCGTTGTCCATGGTCACTTCCTCCATTGTCAGCCTCCGAGAATCCGGTTCACCTCGTCCTGCACGGCTTTTACGAACCATGCGGCGAGTGCGTCCTTGCGAGCCTGTCCGTTGCCCCACTTTCCGGCGATGACCTCGCGGGCCTTTGCCGTGATGAACGGGTCAACCGACGTCTCCACGGCGGGCTTCTCCGGTTCAGGCTGCGGCGTCGGCGTGGGAGTCGGTTCCGGTGCCGGTTCCGGTGCCGGTTCAGGCGCTGGCTGCGGATCTGCGCCGTCCGCCTTGCTCGCGTAGTTGGGAACACCATATCCGCGGATGAAGCGGTCATTCACGGCAAGCACACGCTTGTTCACGGCGTTGGCGTTGTTGCCCTCGATGATGGTCATGTTCTGACCGTCGCAGTCGAGCACGATGCCGACGTGGTCGGGCTGTCCGGCATTGTCGCCGACGCCGCTGTCCTGCCAGTCGTAGAAGATCACGTCGCCCGGGGAGGGGACATAGGCGTCATCCTCCACCCAGCGGCCCAGCTCCTGATAAAGCCGCACCATGCCAGGGCAGCCGCACTCCGTCGGCATGATGCCGCGCAGTCCGCACTGCAAGGATACGGTAGACACGAACGCCGCACACCACGGCCACGTCGCCTGCATCCGCGTGCCGCGCGGCAGAGGGCTCTGCGCGTTGTAGATGTCGAGCATTTCGTAATGCTTATCACTGTACTCGCGCGTCCCCAGCCAGGCCTCGGCCGTAGAGACGACCTTCTGTCTCAATTCTTTTTCTGTCATTTCCATGTCCCTCCGACCTTGATTTTTGCCACGGCGTCCTTCCAGACGCCGCCGACCTTGACCTTGACCTGCGCGTGCTTCCAGACGCCGCCGGTCTTGAGATAAACCGCGTCCCCGACCGGCTCCGGTACGGCAAGAGTGACCGGGCTGTTTGCCGTAGTCGGTCTGTGCCCGCTGGTCATTCCGGCAGTTACCGTCGCGCCGGTATACGTTGACGGAAGCGTGTAGTAATAAGTAGCGGCAAGATAATAGCCGCTGCCGTAATTGTACGCTTCTCTCGGGCCGAACTCGTTTTCCGTGCCGTTGCTGCCCCAGGGGATGTACGCCGCTTTGTTGCCCGCTCCCCATCCCATGATTGCGTTGGAGTACATCTTTATCCGCACACAGATAGAGTTGTCGGAAAGCCGCGTAACAGCGCACTTGGAATAGTAGGAATAGCCGTACTTTCCTTGGTTGTACATGCTAACAATTTCGCCGGATACTTCCTCGCTCCATCCCGCCGCGTTCGTTGGCTCTGCCGTGCTGAACGTTCCCATTCCGTTCACCTCACTCTGCATACTTGAGATAGATATCCCCGTACACGCCGAGATCGGCGCCCGGCTCGGCGGTGCCTATATGGGAGGCCCGGTGAGCGCTGGGCGCCGTATACGAAACGGCGGTGATCGCTGCATCGGCAATGGTGACCCGCGCAAGGACGAGCTCGTAAACGTTCCCCGTGCCCGCGTCGAGATCGGAACGGACCGGCGTGTAATCGCCCGCCTCGGCGCGGAGCTCTATCTGCTCGAAGCTTCCGGCGGTGCTTGGCTTGCTCAGGTCAAGCCGCACAACGACCGAGGCCGTGCTCTCCGTTGTCGGAACGTCCACGACGGCCGCGGCGGACAGGCGGAAAACGTAGCCGCCGATAATGATGCGTCCGGGAGCGATGCTGACCGCTGCGCCGTCAAAGCCGATTGCGCAGCCGTGCAGCGGCCCGTCCGCAAGAAGCGCCCGAAGCGCGGCCGCGAGCCCGGCGGCGGTGATCGCCTGATTTTCAAAATTGTACGGTAAAATAGCCATAATGACCCTCCTATTTTCTGCCCTGCGTCGCCTGCCGCAGCGCATCCGAGAGCGTTGCCGCCAGCGTGCCGCATTTGATCTTCCTGCGGGAATCCGCGCTTGATGCGATGCAGGCGGAAAGCTTTATGCTGCGCGTCAGTCCGCCGGAGCGCAGCATTGCCGTGTCGCCGAGCTGCAGATCGGTGCGCGTTGTATAAAGCTCGATCTTGTATCCGGCGGTGTTGTTGTCCATCGCCTCCTGCGCCGCCGCCTGCGGCGG